CCCAACAAGAAGACTTATCCCAAATCAAAGAAATACTAACGTTAAACCTAAAACAATTATAAATCTGCCTACAATTACTACTAAACGTTATCAGCAAACGGAGCTTGTAAATAGAATTAACCGAGCTGCTCAGACCGGACCTTTTGTGGCCACTTCTCGTTGGGGCTCCACTCACCGTGATTTAAATTATAAAATAGTAGATGAACGTATGCCCGAAGCTGTATGGGCAAAATTGAGGTCTAATGCAATCTGATATTAAATACCAAGGAATTTATCGCGGCATAGTAGTAGCTACTAATGACCCTGAAAACCTAGGCAGAATTACTGTAAGAGTCCCACAAGTTTTTGGTACTGAAGTTACTAATTGGGCTTGGCCTATTAGAAAAAATGATACTGTAGTGTCTGAAAATTTATGTTGGATTATGTTTGAAGGCGGAGACCCCGATTTCCCATTATGGTTAGGAACATTCTAATGGCAATTAATGTAATAAATTACCCATTTTCTTTAAGCAAAAACATTGCTGGCACTTATATTAATACGGTTGCAGCTACTACCGACCCTAAGAAAATATGGCAGCAACGAGTGTTGTTAGTATTAGGAACTAGGCCAGGAGAACGCTTAATGCGCCCTGATTTTGGTAGTAATTTGCATACTGTTGTATTTGAACCAGAAGCTACGGCTGGTCAAATAGCCAAAGACAGCATTACTCAAACTTTTACCGCTTGGTTGCCAAACCTTGAATTGCGTCAAATTAGTCCGTTATTTGACCCAGCTACAGGCACTTTAACCGTAAGTATTACCTATGGACTGCCCAACGGAGAGGCAGATAGTGTTACAATTAATACTGGAATATTCAACCGTTCTGGTGACTTGCTTCAGGAGATTAACTAATGGCTACTAACGTTAGCGTTACTAAAAACTATATTCCGCAAATTGACTACGTCTCACGTGACTATACAGCAATTTTAACGGACTTAACTGCTATCGCTAAGCAATTCAACCCTACCTGGGCTGTTAGCGATCCGACCGACATTGGCGTAGCCCTTCTTGAAACCTTTGCTTACCTTGGTGACATTCTTAGCTTTTACACTGACCGTATGGCTTCTGAAGGGTTTTTAGGTACCGCTAGCCAGCGTGCTAGCGTTCTGCAAATAGCTAACATGCTTGGCTATACTCCTACCCCAAGCAGCGCAGCTACAGTATCTTTATCCATTAAAAACAATAACGCTAGCGGAACTTTAACAATTCCAGCTGGTACTCAAGTTGCTTCTACAACTAATGTTAATGGGCAAAGCACTCAAGTAGTATTTGAGCTTGACTCTGATGTGTCTGTAGCATTTGGTGTTACGGTCAATACAACCGCTACTCAAGGTATCACAACTACTGACGAATCACTTGGAACCTCTAATGGAACACCAAGTCAAGTATTTAAAATTTCTCAAGCCGGTGTTGTAATTAACAGCACTGGAAGCAACATTACCGTAAAAGTTGGTGGTGTTCCATATACATACAGCTCTGCTCTTGTAGACAATAACCCTTACGATTCATCCTTTACAACAAACATGGATGCAGATGGCTATACCTATATTGTATTTGGTGACGGAGTTGGTGGTCGTATCCCACCTGCAACTTACACAATTACAGCTACCTATCGTACCGGAGTCGGCTCAGCTGGAAACATTGCTTTAGGTTCTTTAGCCCAAAAAACTCTCACTGGTAGCTACAATGTAACTGTTACTCAACTTAATGCCGGTACTGGTGGCGCAGACCTTGAGTCTACTGACTCTATTAGAGTTAATGCACCTAGGGCATTGAGAACCCTACGCCGTGCGGTATCTTTAAAAGACTACGGTTATCTGGCTCTTCAAGTATCTGGGATATCTAAAGCTAACGCAGACGCATCTGTTTGGTCTAACGTTAATTTATACATTGCACCTTTTAGTAGCAGTGCCATAAATACTTATGGTCCATTTACTAATATTACTGCTGTAGCTGAAACGGCTAGCGATAGCACTGCTGGTACCGGATATCTTACTTATACTGTTGCAACTACAAGCCTTGTTACCAATCAAAGTTATGTAACAGTTACAGGATGTACCTGGGTTACTTATGATATAGTCACCCCTACCATGGTTACATATGCAGACAATACAAAATTTACTGTAGCTAAACCTTCTGGAATTACTACGCTTCCTAATAAAGCAGCAATTGCTGCTGGCCCTAATGCTGTAGTTACTGCTACTGGTAGTAACACCAGTGCTTTTACCACACTTAAAACAGATGTAGTTAATTATTTTACAGATAAAGTTGCACCTAACGTTAGCTTATCTGTATTGCCTCCTACATATGTTCCTGTTAACCTTAATATGACTTTGCATGTGCTTCCACAATACAGTCAAGCATCGGTGGTAACTCAGGTTCAAAATGCTTTATCTAGTTTAGTTTCTTACAATAACTCATTCTTTGCCGATAGGGTTCCGCCACATTTTGTTTTAAATTCTATTACAAATATTGACGGTGTTGATTATGCCACTGTTGAGCATTTACGTAAAAACTCTAATGAACAACGCTATTGGGTTTATTACTATACTCGTACTGCTGGTACTGCCACATTATTTTTTCCAAATAACCACAACATTACCGCTGGACAAATAATAACAGTTTCTGGCGTAGCTACTTTTGACGGCACATACGCTGTAAACTCTGTTACTACTAACTCAGTAACAATTACAGTACCTGCGGGTACAGCAACACCTACGGGTGTCACATCATCAGCTGTGACGGTTCCTGGAGCTTACACCATTCCTATTGCAACTCCAGCTGCTAAAGGAATTGTTGCAGGTATGTATGTTACTGGAACTAACTTACCTACTGAATCGTATAACCCAGCTATAGTTACATTAGTAAGTGCAGCCTCAATTACTATTTCAGTAATTATTGGTTCTGTTACAGCAAGCGGTACAGCCCTTTCGTTTAGCTGGCCGCCTAGCACATACTTAAACTTAGCTTCTGTAACAGCGGTAGATTCAACTACTTTAAATGGAGTTGTTACATCTGGAATTGTTTGTGCCGCTAATGAAATTCCTATTAAAGGTACATTCACTATTGCCGCTACTGGCGGACTTCAATAAAGGAGAATAAATAAATGGCAACTTATCCAGCTTCGTTAAAAACCTATACTAATAAAGTAGATGGTGTTGACACAGTATTAGCTGCTGATATGAACAGCGTTCAAGGAGAAATCCAGGCAATTGAAGGCGAGCTCGGTACTACTCCAAGGACTTCTATAATTGCAACTGGTGGTACGTATAACGCATCCGGAACAAACACTACTGTAGCAGCTAGATTAAATAACTTAGAAGCCGGACTTACAGGTGATGGTACTAACGGTACACGTGTCGGATATACACAACTTGCTACTGGTTCTCTAGCTAGCACCTCAACTTCAGTTTCAATCACTACTACGGGATATAATAAAGTAGTTGTAATTATTTATTTCCAAAACATGACTTCTGGAAGCAAAGTTGATATGAACGTTAATAGCTCTACTTTACAAAAATTTGGTAGGTTTAACTATGCCGCTTCTCCAACTGTTGTAGGAGATAATGCTGCTACTACTGGTCTTCCAATAACTAATAATGCTGCCCCTGCTAGCGGTGACGCATTGCAAGCAGAAATTTATAACGCATCCGCATCAGGTACTAAACCAATTAACTGGACAAACGCACTTGGTTGGGGAGCTGGTTCATATATTTCTGGTGGAACAATTACTGGAGCAATTACAAACATTACTTTTTCTCACGCCACTGCTCCTACTACATCGACATATTATATCTACGGCGTTAAGTAATAGGTAAATAATGACAACTTATGGTTCTAAAGTATATGGGGTTTTTAGGTATGGTATTGGAGCCACTACCGATATAAGCGCATACCCGTTTACTACACAGTCTTTAGACTATGGAACTATTAAACTGTCTTGGGTGTATCCAAATAATACAAGCACTTTTCCTGTATCTGGAACAACGTTTTTAATAGTAAGAAGCGCAGTTGGTTTTCCTATTACGCCTGATGGTGGAAATGTAATTTATAAAGCTACTACATCTGAATTATCAAGCCTTTTAGGAACTACTGGTACGCTTACAGATACAGGTTCTTTTTACGATCCTATTACCGGCTCTGCAACTACTACTTATACTTCTATCACTACGGGCACAGTAGACGCTAGCATTTACGTAACTCTTACTGCGGCTAACGCAAACATTAAAGTTGGTCAACTAGTTACTTATACCCCAACGATTTATTTAACCGGCCCCAACTCAGGTAGTGGAGTTGTAGGAAACACTACTGTAGCTGCAATTAACGGAACTACCTTAACTTTAAGCAAACCTGCTTATATTCCAGACGGCACTACTTTAACATTTTCTCCAACGTTCTTAACTCCAGGTAAGTCCTATTACTATTCCGCGTTTGTTTACACAAATAGTTATTGGCAACGTGTTGGAACTGCCATGGGCACATCTATTAAGGACTATAATACCGCTAATGTAATGTATAACTCCTTGCCTCAAGTTTATTTATCTTCCTCAACTAGCTCTAATAAAAATAATGACTTATATAACTTATTAAGAGTTATTGGTGTTCAGTATGACCTCATTAAAACAAAAGTAGAGAACGCTAAAAATAGATACGATGTAAATAATTTAGACGGCAAGTTATTGCCAGCTCTTATGGACCAAATGGGCTTTTCATATGAAAGCGGATTGGGCATACAACAAAGCAGAAGGATGCTTAATAACGCTGATTATATCTACCTTAATAAAGGAACTGGCCAAGGCGTAAAACAATTTGTTACTTCATTTACCGGTTACCCGGCGACTATTAACCCTTTTAAAAACTTATTTTTGACACTTGATTGTGCTTCTTTTGAGACATCTGATGGATATTGGGGTACTAGCGGAAACGCTATGACGGCCGTAAATACTACCCCAGCGTTAGAGGGAGGAAGTCCAGCGGCTTACTCTGAGTCTAACTCCCCTACTGGTTATGCAAATAGTCGTCTTGGTTATTTAAAAACTACTATAACTTCAACAGCTGGCCAATCAGCATGGGAGTTATCATATGGAATATCTACAGATAGTTTTAGCATAACGGCAACTACAACCACTAATGCTGTGGATGGTTATGGTTTTGTTACGCTTACTACTACTGCTGAACATGGTTTTTCTGTTGGACAATCTATAGTTCTTCAAGGCATGACCCCGAATTATATAAACGGCATAATTAAAATAATTAGCGTTCCTAGCCCTACTTCTTTTACTTTCTATAACTCAGCAATTGCAGCCGCTGGTGTTTCTGGCGGTCCAATTACAGTTTCTCCAACAAGCGGTTCTGGAACAATTAACTCATATAACCCAGTTCTTTATGGAATCCCAGTAACCGGTGGAACAAGTTATAAATTTTCTTTTTACGGTTATTTTCCAACCGGACGTGAAATTGGTCCCGGAATTAAATGGTATGACCAATACGGATCATTCATCTCTACCGCGTTAGGTAGTAGTACAGCAATTTACGATATTGATGCAAATATTTGGACTAACAAATCATACACTAATACAGCCCCTACTTATGCTGCCTATGGTGTTCCTTTTATACAGATTTACAACACTACAACTATAGGTATAGCTAATTTAATTACGGTAGGTGATAAATATTACTTTGATGCTTTCCAATTTGAAGCTTCCCCATTTGCTACAAAATATTCTGATCCTAGACGCGTGGACCTTTATTTAAACGCTCCTAGAATTAACCAGGTTATTAACCCTGGATTTGAGCTTGCTACTACTAACTGGTCTACTACTGGTACTAGCGCTTTTGCAACAGATGCTACGGCTGGAAATGTGTATCCAACTAGTTCAATCGGCTTAGGTACTGCAAATAGCACAAAGTCGGCTAAACTTACCGCAAATGCTGCATCTACTACATTAACCCCAAGTAGTACTATTGCAATATCTGCAAATACACAATATTCGTTTAGTGCTTATGTAAAAGGTTCAAACGCAGATACTGTTACTGTAAGCGTTATTTGGAAAGATTCTGGCGGTACTACTTTACAAACCGATACCTCAGCCGCCTTAACTTTACCTACCGCTACTTTTAGCCGTTTGTCGTTAACTCCTATCTCAGGTTCTACACAAATGATTTCCCCAGCAACTGCTGCAACAGCAACAATTACATTAACTTTTACTGGAGCTAGCACTCATATTTACTATGTAGATTCTATTTTGTTTGAATCAAGTGCTACTGTAAATGCCTATTTCGATGGCGGTACTGGGTACAATAACACGGATGATTTAGTTTGGGAGCAAAATGCTGCCGGTACTAAAGGTACAGCAAGCACTGGTAGAAGCCTTTATTACCCTAACAAATTCTTAACTCAAAATCGTTTAAACGCTGTACTAGCTGACTACCTACCTCTAGGGTCTACTTACGCGGTATTTATTGGTACTACCGCTACTTGACGTTTTTTAATTCTTCTGTATACTAATACTTCCGTTCATAGGAGGTAATTATGAGACGAGTAACCATCGCGGTTATGGGTAATGGTAAAACAACCCGGGCTAACGTAGAGGCCCTTATTAGTGATGTTGTAGATTCAGTTGATGAAGCAACTATCGCTATTGTATATAATGAAAAAAAGTCTGATGGAGTCGAATGGACTTATCAATACGCAATCGATAAAGAACTACCAATTCTTGATTATTCTAGGAATAATTATGAAGAACTTTTGGTTGATAATACTAAGGAAGAACTTAGATTCTTTGCCTTATGGGATGATGACGACTCAGAATGTCAAGCCGCCGCTGCAATAGCTCAGCAACACAATATCCCTGTCTATGACCTTACAAACGGTCTTATGTTAATACCCTTAAGCCAAGGAACTATTGCAAGTCCCCCACGAGTTGTAATGCCTGTGGTAGAGACTCAAGTAACTGAGGAGACTGTTCCTGATGAAAAGGCAATTAAAGCTATTAAAGAAGCTTTGCCTGATGATGAAGAAGATGAAGCATATGACAGCGAGTACGACTTAGAAGAAAATTTGGTTGTGCTAATGTCAGAGATGGGTAAGATTTTTGCCCGATCATTTGCTAAAGAATTTAAACGCATCATCAAGGAATAGCATGTCTATCAATATTAGTCGGCAGGCACAGGACTGCCTAGCTTTCCTATACCTAAATCCAACTCTTATAATAAATCACCGTACCCTGATGGAACACAAGGGCTTGAGCAGACGCAAAAGCTTGGTTGTTTTACAAGAGCTACGAGACGCAAATTGCATCAAAATGACTAGAATAGTTGGTGCAGGTACTAAAACTAAAGTGGTAATGTCTGACGTGACCAAATCGGTCATATCAGGTTATCGCCATATAGCAGTACAGCTAGTAAGCCATATTTCTAATAGCAATACAGCTAGTACTACTAATATAGCTACAAATAAATTCCTCGACGAGGTCGAGGGGAAGGAAAAAGAAGTGGGTTATGAGTACTTTAAAAAGATGTCGTCTCCAGATGACGATACTCTGGTTGACCGCGCAAAGCATCTGGCGCAGAAGAAAGCCGAGTACGTGGAGGTTCGCGAGGCTAAGGCGCAAAAACGCAAAGACCAGCACCGCTCCAAGATTGCTCCATCAGACTGGACATGCAAAGACGTTGCATACGAATTTGGGGACCGCATGGCCGATATTTGGTCCATCAAACCCTTCAGTATCACTCAGTCCCGGTTTGTACAGGCACTCTCGGTATTCCGGAAACAGCATGATACGAACGGTGAAGTGGAGCTCAAGATTATCGAGCTATTCTTCAGCACCCTCAAGTCCGAGAAGTACACCGACGGGAACCATCTATGGAGAGCCTTCCTCTACAAAGCCCCCAGCTTGCTAATGCAGGCTCGTGAGAGTATCATCACGGTAGAGCAGCTGGAAACGAACATTATTCGTGACCAAGAGCTAACTAACCGTAAGCTTGCTTTGCTAGACGAGGATGAAAATGTATAAGCCAAACGATTTGCCGGCCCGTAGGCGGACTTGGGTGAAGATTGCGAGTATACCCCCAGCCAAGCTTGGTTGGACCCTTGAGGACTGTTCTGACGTCTCTGCGGACGTAATGACGGCCGTCTCTAAGTGGTTTTCCGCAGTAACTTCAGATAAGGTAATCCGAGCCGAAGGTAAGCAAACTTGTGGTCTTGGTTTAATGCTTTATGGACTTCCGGGTCGCGGTAAGACCACAATGGCTAATACTTTGATTCAAGAAGTGCTTCGTAAAGCAGCTCCAGAAATTCTAGGTATGGAGCCAGGCAAGACAGTTTCGCGCCCTTGCTATTTCATCACTTACAACGGGTTACTTGACCTTAAGGGCGCAATCATGGAAGACCACGAGAGCGATGACGAGTTGCTTTACAACGGTATTCTTGGTGAAGCTTATGATGATGCGTATAACGTACGAGTCCTTGTTTTGGATGACGTAGGTAAAGAGCACGCAAGTGCTTCAGGCTGGCAGAAGAATATGCTTCATCACGTTCTTCGTACACGTTTCAATAATGGTTTGCCTACCATAGTTACCACCAATATCAAGATGGACGATTGGGAGGCTCACTATGGGTCTGCTACTCAGTCGTTTGTTCACGAGGCTTTTATTTACGTGAACATGGATTCATCTGCGGATTTGAGGAAGTAACGTGGCCCCAGGAAAAAGCGCACCAGAAAACAAACGACTGCTACAAATATTTCTTAGCCATAGGTCGGACAGTCCAGGTCCAGGAATTTTTGAAGTAAACACTACTCCAGATAAATATTTGTCATGTAATTGTCCAGGGTTTGCTGCCAAAGATAGTTGCAAACACACAGCGTTAGTAGAGCGCAGAATTGAAGAAGGTGGGGGAATGTATCCATTTGATTTTTCTGACAGAGTTAACACAGAACAAATACGAGTTGCAATGAGGACCGAACAAACATTTAGAGACTTCATAATTAAACACGCTAAAGTGGAGATTTACTAATGCAAGGGAATGACATTAGCAATTCGTTACCGCAACGTGTTATAGTGACTGCTGATGTAATTGTAGATGTTTACGAGGACAATAGAAAAGTTCTTGGGTTTGTACCAGTTAAAAAAAGACGTAAGGAATATAACAGAATGGTGCTTAGCCACTTGTATATGACTACTCTTAAACGCGGTATTACAATGGAGCTTATTAGCTTTACTCATTCAGAAGATGAAGTGGTAGAGTTAATGCTTCACTTAGACAAGCTTGGAACGAACCCATTTCGTTACGGCTCGTCTTACAAATCGGTAGATAAGTTAGTTGCAGAACTTCCTTATCGACCAGAGGTTATCGGTGTAATTGATATCCCATCGCGACTACTTCGGTATGGTCGATGGGGGATGGACTTTCCTTCATTATGAGTACAGA